AACGGAAAAGCTGATTCAGTCATCGTTGTCTTTGCTTGGCTTTACGCCTTCTGATCGTTCACGTTTGGGCCTTGCTGAGGTGAAAGCGAAATCAAAACTTGAGGAGCTGATGGAACGCCGCGCTAATAGGGGTGAGGATGGGGCTGAATAGTTGGCCTCCTCGGTGGCTTACTCCTGTTCCTAAAGAAGCTATCGAGCGTGGTAGACGGTTGGAGCCTATTGCTGATTTTGCTGAGGCTTATGGTTTGATAACTAAAGACTCTGTTGCTGGTCGTTCCGGTGAGGCTTTGGCTTTGCGACCCTGGCAGGTGAACTTGTTGGAGCACATGTTTGCGTTTGAGGATGGTGGGTATCGTCACCAGTCGCAGCTTATTGGTATGCCTCGGAAGAATGGGAAATCTGCCCTGGGTTCTGTCATTGCGCTTTATGGTTTGATTCTTGGGCCAAAGGGTGCTGAGGTTTACAGTGTCGCTGCTGAGAAAGAGCAGGCCCGCATTGTGTTTGCTGATGCGAAGCGCATGATTGAGGGATCTAGTGAGCTTTCTGGTATCACGAAACTTTATAGGGATGCGATTGAGCTGCCCAAGCTTGGTTCCGTTTATCGTGTGGTGTCTGCTGAGGCGTATAGCAAGGAAGGGTTATCGCCAACGATGACGGTGATGGATGAGGTACATGCTCAGAAGAACCGTGACCTGTATGACACTTTCAGTTTGGCTATGGGTGCGCGTGGAAAACTTGCAACCCTCATCGGTATTACTACTGCTGGGGTGAAGGCTGATAGCACAGGGCGTGACTCGATTGCGTATTCGCTTTACCAGTATGGGCAGAAGGTTGCTCGTGGTGAAGTGGATGACCCTAGTTTTTTCATGGCGTGGTGGGAGTCAGCGGAGGAAGCTGATCATAAGAACCCTGATACTTGGATGGAAGCTAATCCTGGGTTTGGGGATTTGAACGCGGTGAGCGATTTTGAGTCTGCGGTGAAACGTACACCTGAGGCTGAGTTTCGTACAAAGCGATGTAATCAGTGGGTGAGTTCTCAAATGTCTTGGTTGCCTACCGGATCTTGGGAGGCGTGCGAGGGGGAGTTTGTGGTTTCCCCTGATGATGAGATTGTGTTGGGGTTTGACGGATCGTTCAGTGGTGACGCTTCGGTCATTGTGGGTGCTGTGGTGCCACAGGATGATGAGCCGGTGAAAGTGTTTTTGGTGAAGTCGTGGGAGAAGGATTTGAATATCCATGATGATGATTGGCGTGTGGACATTGCTGAGGTGGAGCAAACTGTTTTAGATTTCTGCCAGGCTCATCCTAAGGTGCGTGAGGTGGCGTGTGACCCTTTCCGTTGGCAGCGTTCTATGCAAGCGCTTGAGGATAAGGGTGTGCCGATTGTGGAATGGCCCAGCACTTCGGCTAGGCGTATGGTGCCAGCGTGTGCGAAAGTGTTTGATGCTGTGATGGAGTCGAGGCTGATCCATGACGGGAACCCGATACTTGCGAGGCACTTGAGCAACGCGGTAACTAAGATAGACAACATGGGGCCACGCATTGTGAAAGACTCTAGGAACAGTCCTAGAAAGATTGACGCGGCAGTTGCGATGGTGCTTGCCGTAGACCGTGCACTTACAGGCGCTAAACTAGAACCTGTGCCTGAGTTCTTTGGATAGGTGATGATTAGTTCAACTTTACAAATTATTGGCGCTGTGACAGTTGTTGCAGGCGTAATGCTTATCTCTGTCCCTGTGGGGCTTGTGGTGGGTGGCGCTGTTCTAGTTTTACTCGGATTAGCTTTGGGGCGATAAGTGGTATTCAACAGACTTTGGGAAGATAGGGCGATCAGTTTTCAATCAATTTGGGAAACTGGTGATGATTTTTCTTTAGGTAATCAGTCGGGCACTCATATTGATGAGGCGAACGCGCTCACTATTGCAGCGGTTCATTCTGCGGTGTCTTTGATTGCTGACACTGTGAGCACTCTGCCGGTGGATTGTTTTATTCGTTCTGATGGGAATCGTAGACCGTTCCGGCCTAAGCCTTCTTGGGTGTCACAGCCTGATGTGAACTTCAATGGGCACGCAGTGTTCTATAACAGTCTGCTTGTGTCATTGCTGGTGGATGGTAACGCTTTTGTGCGTGTTTTCAGCAACTCTAAGGGCGATGTTGTGAACTTGGTGGTGTTGAACCCCAACACAGTGGAAATCACTCGCAACGCTAAGGGCTTGCTGGTTTTCACGGTGCAGGGTGAGGATAGGCCTCTGACTTCTGAGCAGATCCTTTACATTCCTGATTTGTTGCGCCCTGGCACGGTTCGGGGTGTTTCGAGGGTTCACGCTCTGAAAGAGAACCTGGGGTTGTCTAAGGCGCTTGAGCTTTACGCTGCTACCTTCTTTGGGCAGGGAACAACTTTGCAGGGTGTCATTGAGTACCCTGGTGCGCTCACTGGTGAGCAAGCTGATTCGTTGCGTAATGGTTTCGATAACGCTCACAAGGGGTGGCGTAAGTCGGGTCGTACAGGCGTTCTAAGCGGTGGTGCGAGCTTCAAGGCTACACAGGCAGATCCTGAGAAGTCCCAAGCACTTGAGGCTCGCAGAATGGCTGTGGAGGATATTGCACGGATTTGGCGTATCCCTTCTCACATGCTGAATTTGCCTGGAACTAACACTTATTCGAGCGTTGAACAGAACATGCTGGGTTTTGTGACTCACACGTTGCGCCCTTATGTGACGAAGATTGAAGATGCGATGAGTTCGCTAATGTCGCGTTACCCTGGTGGTTCTGAGGCGTTCATCAAGTTCAACATGAATGGTTTGCTTCGTGCTGACATTCAAAGCCGTTTCAGTGCTTACTCGACTGGTTTGCAGTCTGGGTTCCTCGCTATCAATGATGTGCGCCGGTTGGAGGACTTGAGCCCACAGGAGGGCGATGCTGCTAACGCGGTGCGTGTGCCTTTGGCTAACGTGAACCTCACTGAGTCTGGGGTGAAGGCGCAACGTGAAAAAGTACAAATGGTGCGCGATTTGGTGTTTGCTGGGTTTGACCCAGCTGAGGCTATGGCGATGATCGGGTTGCCTCCTGTTGGTCACACTGGTTTGCCTTCTGTTCAGTTGCAGGGGGTAGCACAGGTAGACCCTGAGGATCCTGATTCGGTGTATAAGGATGAGGTGACTTGATGGCGCTGACTAACGCGCAATATACAGTCGCTGAGGGCACCCGCGTGAGGATTGCTTCGGCTGACAACATGCCACAGGATGTGATCGTCCATGAGGGTGATCACGCTTCAAGCACTACCTGTTTTCTTGGGGATAGCGCGGTCACTGCGACAACTGGTTTGCACATTCATAATGGCGAAACTCTTTCGCTGACTTTGCGCCCTGGTGATGAGCTTTATGCGTTTTCTTCACAAGGCGCTCCCGTAATGCACGTTATACAGATTCAGAAGAATGACTGATGACAGAAGCTAGAGAACTACCCGACAACTACCGGCCTGCCACTAGCGAGGATGTGCCTGAGGGTCGCGCTTGCGGTAACTGTCTTTTCTTCAATGAGGAGAAGCTGGATGATGAGGGCCGCGCTTATTGTGAGCGTTGGGATGACTATGTTGCGGGTGGACAGTATTGCAACGCCTGGCAGGGGCGCGATGAGGCGCGAGCTGAACCCGATGAGCTTTCTGTAAATGACTTTGTTGAGTGGGATAGTTCTGGGGGGATGGCTCGCGGGCAGGTCACTCGCATTGAGCGTGACGGTTCTATCAATGTTCCTGACAGCGATTTCACTATCAATGGCACTGAGGATGACCCTGCGGCGCTGATTCGTGTGTGGCGTGAGTCTGAGAACGATGATGGGCAGATGGTGTGGAACGCCTCGGATGTTTTGGTGGGTCACAAGTTTTCCACACTGACTCTGATTGATTCTTTGTCTGAGCGTTCTGAGCGGCGCGATGTGGATTTGACACCACCGGCTTACATGCGTGCGAGTGCGCGCAGAGGGCTTGAGTGGCACGCTGAGGGACTTTCTGGCGATGGTCTACTGGATAGGACAGTGCGTGAAGCTAGGGCGTTAGCGCAGGGCACAGTAACAGCGGAGAAATGGGTGCGGTTGCGTGCTTTCCTCGCTCGACACATGGTGGACTTTGATGCTCCTGCCGCTTCCCCCGATCACGAAAGCTTCCCCAGCCCTGGTGTTGTGGCAATTGCTTTGTGGGGTGGGGGGACAACTAAGCGTAGTGCGCAACGCGCATCAGACTACGCCGAGGGTGTCATTGCTAGAATAGAAGCAGAAAATGAAGGCCGAGCTAAGGGGCAAGCATTGAGCAAGATGGAAACCCGCGTTACCGTTACTGATTTTGAGGTGCGTGAGGAACAAGATGGGATGCACTTGACTGGGTATGCAGCCCGATTCAATGAGGCTTCTGAGCCTTTACCATTCAGGGAATATATTGCGCCTGGTGCGTTCAAGCGTTCTCTGCAATCCCGTAACGATGTGAAACTGTTGTGGAATCACGATAGTTCTACCGTGCTGGGATCCACTAGGGCGGGTACTTTGAAGCTCACTGAGGATAACCAGGGTTTGCGTGTGTCAGCTATTCTCCCTGATACTCAGGCTGGGCGTGATGCCAAAGTGCTTATCAATCGTGGCGATGTCACAGGGTTTTCTTTCGGTTTCACTGTTCCCCAGGGTGGGGACTCATGGAACGAGGATGGTACGGAGCGCACGTTGAACGCGGTGCGCCTCATGGAGGTTTCTACTGGTGTGGCGTTCCCCGCATACCCCACAACTAATGGCACTGCTTTGGTGCGTGGTTGGGACAAGGTTGCTGAGCGTGCTGAGGTGGATGCTGATGCGCTTGCTGATGCGTTGTTGAAGATTGAGAACGGTGAGGACATTAGCACTGATGATCGCCAACTGATTACAACA